CGTTTTTGGATACTTTTAGATAGTCGGCTCTTTCCTGCATTAAGCGCTCGACCGCCTGCATTCCAAACGGCCTTCTCAATCCCTTCGTTAATGTGGCTCAGAATCTTTTTGGCCTCTTCAATTCCTTTTTCCTTAAATGTGATCATGTTCTATCTTGCCCAAAGGGTGAAACTAACTGGATCATCCTTGATCTCGAAAACGGTCCTAACTTCAGATCCAATCTCAATTTTGTCGCCAAACTTAACTGCTGGACAGTCAGCACGCCGGACACCGACTTGCCAGACTTTCACGACATCGTGTCGGTGCTGGTCGATCGTGAAGTGCTCACGGGTCACAAGCGCCGTGACCTCAACACCATTGATAGTCACAACTTCCGCTGAGACATCCAAGAGCGCGTCAAAGCCTTCCGCAATTGCGTTTATTAAGTCGTTGGGCATGCCAAAGGGGCGGGTATCACCCCGCCCCTGGTGTTCTTAACTTCTAGATTAAGCGGCGACGCATCAGGCTTTCTTAGTTTCCGGCTTAGCTACATCATCAGGCAAACGAGCGCTTTCAGATTTCTTAAACTCCGACTTGGCAGCATCCGTCAGACGAACCAGCGCCCTCGGATTTCCAACCTGATAGCCGTACACAGCCTCAATGACAGCGTTGCGAGTTCCTGTGTCGTTGCTGTACCACTCGCGGTAGCCGAATGTCAGACCGGTTTCAGCATCAGAGACGGGCATCGCCTGGTGATACAAGTTTCCGGGTTGTGGCTGCAAGTAGCGCATCGCAACTAGCATCGCATCCGGTTTGACTGCGATCCCATAAGGGATGTTAGCTGGCAGTACAACGCTCTTGTAGATCTTGTCGAACGTGTCCACGGAAGGCACATCCCCACGTCGGATCACCTCAGATCCACCATAGTTCAGCGCGCTCTTCAACGCTGGATCTTTTCGCAGAGTGGCATGAATGGCAGAGTTAACGATCAACGCTCGATTAAGCTCCGACCAAGACAGCACATCAACGACGGACGACAAGTCAATGATCTCGTCAACACCGAAAATCGGCTTTCCGTTGTCTTCCTTTTTCAGACCGAACGTCTGTGCAAATGTGCTAGCAACTACCTGCGAAAGAATGTCTTGAAACACGGCTTTCGCGAGCGCAAACCCTTTCTGCCTAGCAAAGGTCTCAAGCTCGATCTGTGGTTGCTCGGAAATTTCTTTGTCAGTCAAGCTCCAAGACACAAATTTGTGTTTATTCAGACTGACTTCGATCCCTTCTGCTTTCGCACCTTGCATGAGGTAAACGCCTTCAAAATCGGTGGCAGCATCAGCCGCATCGACAAATTTGACGCGCACTTTGTCACCACGTTCCTGTGGCAGTGGAGAAGCGTTAATCGCAAAAGCGCGAACCGCTTGCAGAGTTGCAATGTATTCTTCTAGAGCGATGTCCAGAAGAATCGTGTGTTTTAAATTTGTAAAAAGGTTCGGCATAAAATCCTCTTAGGTTAAACAGTTGAATTAACTTTGAGACCAAATCTCCGATTGATGCTGTCTCAAAAATTCTCTGCGCTTGGCGACGTCAGTGATTTTGTTAAACTGCTCAAGCAGCCCCTCTTTGGTGACTTGCGTCTCCGCAGCAGGAGCGTTCGAAGCCGGGACACCCATCGCTGCCAGTTTGCGTTGGGCGAGAATATCAGTGCTCACCATCTCGGTCCGCAGCGCTTCAAGAGCCTCTGTTGAGGCAAGAGATTTCAGCTCCTCCTTCGTAGCCAATTGCTTTAGTTCTTCCTTAAACGCGACACCAGAAATCAAAGTTTCGAGTTCATTGATTCGGTTCGCGAACGTCTCTAACTTCGCCGAAAGATCAGTGACTAACTTTTCTGCGAAGCTCGTTTTTTCGCCTTCCGGCGTCGCTTCTTTGTTCATACGTTTGTTTTCAGTGTCAACGATTGAAAAAAGCCCGTTGGCATTTGCTGCGGGGGTATCGACGATATCAGCGCTGTAGATCTCGACGCACCGAGCGCATTTCAAGCCGTCGATCTCCTCAATTTCACAGGAAAAGGAGATAGAGAGACCGAATAGGTCAGGAATGGTTTCTGCCATTTCGATGACCTGAGAAAACCACTGTGAATTTTTTAGCAAATGAAGATCAGCCCTAAGTTGTGAGCCATCAATCCTAAAGCCTTTCAGAACGCCTACGATATCCTTGGCGTCTGTGCCGTGCTCCATCTTAACTTTTAGTCCGCCAGGATACGACTCAGCTGACTCTTTGACAGTTCGTAGTGTTTTGGCATCGACCACCTTGTCATGTGTTTTTGCGATCCCCTCAGTGATGACGGAGACGCCAGAAATCACGCCAGTTTCTCGGTCAATACGCTCAGATTTAATCGTTGTAGCTAATTCGGCTTTCATGCTGCCTTCTGGGTAGTGTCAATCTCGTTGGCGTTTGGCGTGAGCAACTGCATATCGAGGGGGGTGATTTCTACCCCCATCAATTTGCTAACTTCTGCCGCTGCTAGTTTGCGTTTAGCGGCTTCCATTGCTCGGTTGTAGTAGTGTTGGTCGATGTCTAAACCTTGTTCCTCAAGAATGTCGCCCAGGTTGGTTAGGCCGGCTTTGTAGTCCTCTCGGTCTTGATGTTTGTCGCGTCCGTAATCGACTGTCATGCGGGGCGGCATGGTGAATCCCCACCGGTTCCAATCAGCGGATTCCGGCAAAATCCCAATCTCGATTGCACAAGCGATAGCGAAGGAAACCTGCGTGACAGCGCATGGTAGAAGCAACAATTGTCGCTTGCCTACAGACTTCATGGCTTGAGACAGAACTAGACGGTTCGTGGTGCCGGTTAGTCCCTCTGCTTTCCAAGCCAATTCGTATGGCCATGGAACGCCAGCGCACGCATTCCGGATTAATCGGTCCATGAATGATTCCCAGGTACCGCCAGGGCGATTGGTTTTTAGGGATTCTAGTTTTCCACCGCTGTTAGACCGAAAATAGCGCACCATCCCACCAAACAAGTTTTTGGTTAGGATATCCTGAGTCGCTGAATTAGGTTGCTCAGGGATCGTAGCCCGATGCACCATCTGCGCATAATCTTCTGGCGTGCCGCTGTCGTTCCATTCCAATAATCCAATGGCGCTCGCAATCATGGCAGCCTGTTTCTCAAATCCCTGGGTGTGCATTAGATCCAGCAAGTCGTTGATGGCATGTGTTAACACTGGAAGTCCTCGGCCTTGATCACTAGCATCTGAGTTGCATAACAACATCAATTGTCCACATGAATAGTCGCGGTCCTCACTTCCATCTTCTGCATCTCCTAACACTCGGTAGGCAACCGGTGAGCCGCGGCGGTCAGTAATGACCCCACTTTTGATCTGGTATCCAGCATAAGGCCCGCTCTGAATATTAAGTCCGCCAAACTTTCCATAGCCTCGGTTACCAATCCGGTGAGCTAATATTCGTTGCAGTTTTGGGTAACCATCTGCCTCTCGTGTTAACAAAACGCCGGTGTCTCCATCTCGGTCGATCATTAGTGAGTCGTCTTGTAGTGCGGCAGAGAAACCGTAGAGGCTACCACGAATGTCGCAAACTTTGAACCATTCATCTACAAGCCAATCCTTCGCCTTTTCTCCCCATTTGGCATCTTGGCCCTGAAACTTGGGAAGCCAAGCATCTCCGATGGCGTATTCAGTCCGTTGAAGAATGGGAGCGCGAGCCGGTCCGAGATTGTGAAAGAGCTTGCGAGAAGCTGAAATGATGCGGCTTCGGTCGTAGTCAGTGACTAACTGAGGGAAGTCCACCATTTGCAGTGGCACATAGGGACGTGAGTCACTGATGTTAGCTGCATCGATGAGTCTGTATTGACTCAGGTTAGTCTTCTCCCGCCTTCTTGCCCGCACTAAAAAGTCTTCCTTATAGTTCATTGCACGATTCCGCGGAAGGTTGCCCGTGCGGTGTTAGCCGGCTGAATTTTGAGATACCTCTGTATCTCTTCGAGAGAGTAAGAGGTTAGAAACCAGAGCGCTTTTTCGGCCACTTGCATCAACTCGGTGGTCGGGTTAGAGAAGCGGTCGCCAGGCAACATGTACGAAACAAGCTTCCCATCCGCATTGGCAGACGTTAAGACTTTGCCGTTATTCTTAAGATAGGCACCAACGTTGCCGTTAACCAAATCAGTCAACGCCGCAATGTTATCCAGCCCAAATCGGACCAATGCGCGAAAAAGCCACTCATTCGAATTAGTAGATTGTCCGCCGCTCACTCACTCGCTGGGAGTGTCAACGGGGCGAAATCATTCTCCTCGACTCTCAGCAGCCGCATCATTAGCGACCACGCCACCTGCATGCACTCGCAGTCCCAAAGGTGGTTGTCTCGGGTGCGGATCCTCTCCCAACGCCGCGTGACCTCACCAGTGATTTTGTTCACGACATCCTTTTTTCGCTCCGAAGTCATGTGCGCCGCGTAGACGTTGACCACATCTCTCGGGATCTCGAATGGTACAAGAGTGCCAGTCCAAAGCTTAGCCAGAATGTCTTTCACTCGGTCATTCGACCAGTAAACAACGCTGGCTTGCATTCCGCTGATCTGAATGCGGTTGATCGGCGAATAGAAATACCGAAATTGTTGCCTACCCTGGCGGTGAATCCACTCCTTACGCTGATCGCCTATCATGGCTAAGTAGCCATTTTTCGCGCAGAATGCATAGACGCCAGAAGTGTCGTATCCGGCATCGATCATCGTACAGAGCGGCGGAATTTGGTACTGTTTTTGGAGTTCTATAATTTGCGACCACTCCCGCACTGTTCCTGCATTCAACAACATTGAACTGCCATCTGTTCGATGCGCCCGCACAACGAACCAGTAGTGGTCGCGCTGTTTATCGACCGTCAGCGCCCGCAACGTTTCACCGTCTATTTTTTCACCGTTTCGATATTGTTCAACAGAATAACCAGAGGCTTGAATAACGATCTCGGGCGATTCATCATCGTCGCTCCACGGTTTAGCCTCCCGTTTCTGCGTGTATATACGCAATGGAAGAGCGTTTCCGGCTTGCTTCGCCTCAATCGCCTTAATTCGTTGTACTAACAATTTTCCCCACTCAATCCACCAGATTGCAAACGCATGACAGTGAAACCCGATTCGGTACGGTTCTGGATTCGAGTTCACGGGACGGTAGGAACCGGATGCTGACAATTTTTGGCGATTGGCCTGCGTGTCCGTAAACTCGGTCTCACACTTCGGGCAACGCATTTTTGCCGAGTTATAGAGTTGAGTCCAGTTCCATTGGTTCTCCTCGTTCCTGGCCCCAAGGTCATACCTCAAATGCTCGTCGTCATAGGCGTTCCATTCCGAGCACTCTGGACAGTCCCAACCGTATTCGTGTTTCGAAGTCGTTTCGTGAAGTGTGTCGTGCTCGTCTTCGATGACTCCGGCCTGACCAACAGCAAAAATGACCGCGTTGCCTCGATCGTGTGTGCGAGCAAAAGCCTCACGTACCATTCCCG